TGGCGTCGGTTCCGAGGGACAGCGCATTGCGATAAGCGCCGACGTGTTTCTCGTCGCCGGTCAATGCCTTGGCGAACAGTTCGCGGATCTCTCCCTGTTTCCCGGTCGGAGCGGAATCGATGATCTCGCCGGCGGCCCGTTCGCGCTGGATCTGTTTTTCTTCGGCGCAAATCTTGTCATTCAGGGTATCGAATCTGGCCTCCATCTTGGCCATTTCGTCTTTCTTGACGGCTTCCATTTCCTTGCCTTCGTAGTCGTCCATGATGGCCCGGATGGAGTTGGTGAGGGTGGCGCGTTCCTGCTTGAGTTCGATCAATTTCTTTGCATCCATGTTATTTATCCTCCTCGTATGTGTAAATTTTGGTTCTGAGTGCGTGGAACATTTTGGCTTGTTCCGATATACCATCTGATACGGGCTGGCTTTCGCCCCCGTTTTCATTCGTTATGGGCCCAACTTCTTCGATCTCAGGCTTGTTTTTATACCGGCCGATGTCGAATTTCTGATTGTTGAGCATTAAAAAACCGCCATCGGTTGAGGCGGCAAGCAGTTTTTCCTTTTCTATTTCATCGGCGAATCCTTTCTTGACCGCTTCTTCGGCCGTGAACCATGTTTCTGCGTCGATCATTGCCAGGATGTCGTCATGCGGCAACCCGGTCCGGTCTTCATATACCGGATAGATGCTTTCCTCTGCTTTGTCGATCATGTCGGCGACTTCCCTGAGATAACTCGCGGATCCCCACGCTCCGGACGCCACATGGTGGATCATCATCATTGCGTTTTTCGGCATGATGACTTTATCTCCAGCCATTGCAATGACCGAAGCGATCGAGGCGGCCAATCCATCGACATAAACCGTCTTGTTTGCCTTATGCCGCTTGAGCATAGAGTAGATTGCCTGTCCGGCAAACACATCGCCGCCGCCGGAATTGATGTAGATGTTCAGGTTCTTGATGTCGCCCAGCGCGTCAAGGTCCTCCTTAAACTGCTTCGGCGTAACTTCGTCGCCAAACCATGTCGAGGACGATATCTCGCCGTAAAGCATCAGCTCGCCGGTGTCTTCGTTTTTAGCCTTAAAATTCCAGAAATTTTTGTTCATGTTTTTGCCTCCAGCAATTCTTCTCCGTATTTGTTGAGTTCGCTTAGATAGGTATCGCGTGCGTCCTCCTCATGCTGGAAGCGGCCAAGGTATATTCTTTTGCCGTCCTTCCATATGCGCGAATACCAGCATCTGCCTGCTTTGTTCCAGTGAACCCCGGGATAAATTGAGGACGTCTTTTGGTGTAGGTTTTGAAGGTTTTGCCTCCGTGTCGCCTGACGGATGTTGTTTCTTTGGTTGTTTAATCCATCCCCATCAATATGATCAACGTCCAGTCCTTCCGGACAGTTGGTGATTTGTCGATGCATAAGAATCGTTACCTGTTTTCCATCTTCTCTTCTCCCATTTCTTGACGCATAATACGCATCGCCGATTTTATGTGCGCACCATTTAAATTTATTAAGTTCAACGAAGTCGGCGTCATCAACCAACGCAAACATGCCGCGCGTTAATGGAATTCGTGCCATTCATGCGTTTCCTCCTTTCGTTGCGCCTTTTGGCAGGTTTTGAGGTACAGCCGTCAATGGGATAAGATTGCCGTTGACGGAGTAGATATCTCCGCCGAGCTCGGCCGGCAGTTTGTTCATGTCCTCCAGCTCCCGGATGTCGTTTGTGGAAAGCCACCCATCTTGCCTTGCATTGTGGTAATAGGCCGTCCTTGCCGCTATATCGCCGCGCAAGAGGGCGTTGACGTTGAATTTGGCGTAGTATTTCGCCTGCTCGGCCTCGGTCAGCAGGTCTTTGTAGATGGTCTGCTCATTCCGGACCGCCATCGGGGAAATGGATTCCTGAACATATTCGATGTTCTGCTGCTCAATATTGGAAAAGGTCGCCCGGTCAAGGTCAAACGCCTTATGAGGCGGCACGCCAAACATCCGGCAGATTTCAATAATCTCAAATTTTCGGCTTTCCAGGGCCTGGGAATCGTTCGGATTCTTGCCTAGTTGATTGAATTTAATTCCACCTTCAAGGAAGGCGATCTTGTGTTGATTGGTCACGCCTTGATATGTGGCTTGCCATGAGTCCTTGAACCTCTGATAGGCTTGGTCTGACAAGGAGTCTGGGTATTCGATAAAACCGCCCAGGTTCGAGCCGTTTTCAAAGAAGTCCTTTGCGTATCCGCTTAGGGCCATTGATAGCCCAAGCACATCAGATGCTATATTGACCGGGTTCTCCGGATCGTTCGCATCCGCGAAGCGCAAGCCCGGGGTATACATGAATTCGCCTTCTCTTAGGCGTTCGATCGCCCCACCGCTGTCAAATATGTCAATGTATCGTTCTCCGTTGATGGCGTTTCTTTGGATTTTGCTGACATTCGCGGTCGGTATATTCCATAACGCCTTGATGAATCCGCGCCGGTCCCGTTCGATTTTGGCGAATGCTCCCCTGGTCAGCATGAGATTGAAAATATACATGTGCCAAAATTCATAGGCGGTCGTTTCCGTGTTCGGCAGCCGGTTCAATAATTTATAAAGCTGATGGTTTTCGGCTCTCGCGCTGCCATTTGTGGTCTTTTCAAACAGATTGAGCGGCAGCGACGCCATTGTTTTAGCCACCACGTCGACACATCGTATGACCGCAGCCACCCTGATCGCCGAGGACGAGCTGACGCTGTAGCCTTTCCCGGATAAATAATTGCGCCATCCCTCGTCGTAACCGGGCGGCGGTAAATTCGTGACGAGGTTCTTAATGGTGATGCTCTTCCCGAATAGCTTGAATTCCAACGATTGATCCCTCCTTTATGCCATCCTTATTCCGTGATCTTCATAGGCGCTGACCTTTTTCTCCAGGTTCATCGCCGCCGCCATCGCGTCAATTAGCGCCACGATCAGGTCGATGCGCTCAATGGACCGGTTCTTCATGGGCTTTATGTTCTCATTGCCGTCGGTCGCCACGATGACGTTGCCAAAGCACCACCGAGCCACCGGGTGTCTCTCGTGAGTGATTTGTCCGGCCCTGAAAAGGCGCTCAAGTTCCTTCATGCCTGGCGAAAGCCCGGTCATGGTTTGCTCAATCACGATGGTTTTGATGCCTTTTTTAGCCAGGTTTTGTGTCATCATGGCCGAATTCCACTTGTCAGCGCAGAGCCATTTGATTTTATATTGCTTGGAATAGTCCTCGATTTGCGCCTGCACCCTCTCGTAATCAACCGCGTTGCCCTCGGTGGCTGTCAAAAATCCCTCGCTGGACCATTTGTCATAGGGGACTTTGTCTTTTTTGACGCGCTCTTTCATGTTTTCCAGGGGCACAAACGCCTTGAACAGGCAGCGCCAACTGTCAACGCCGGGTTGCGGCGGAAATAAAAGGGCAATGGCGGTCAGGTCTGTAGTGGATGAGAGGTCAAGCCCGGCGTAACAATATTTCCCGGCCAGCTCGTCCGCGTCCCACTTGCCTTCCGTTTCGTCCCATAGCGTCAGCGGCAGCCAGCCGATGCGTTTCAAGGAGACCCATTGATTTAATCTCAGCCAACGAAAAAGGCGCTCAGTTGCCTCGTTATTCCGGGCCGCTGTCGCCTCAAGTCTGACCTTTTCTATGTCAATCGATACGCCAAGCGATGGGTTCGCCGCCTTCCAGGTTTCTTCGTCGTAAATGTCGGCATCTTCCGGCGCGCCGTATATTTTCACATACCACGACGGGTCGATCAGTTCGCCGTCCCGGATCTTTGTCGCTTGTTCATGGATCTCCCAACCGATTGATTTCTTGTCCGGATCGTCACCGGCCGTGGTGATCACCCACCACAAAGGTTCTTTCCGGGCCGCACCGGCGCCGAATGTCATGGTGTCCCACAGCTCCCGGTTCGGCTGTGCGTGAAGCTCGTCAAAAATTACAACACTTGGGTTAATGCCGTGTTTAGAGTATGCCTCTGCGGATAGGACTTTTAAGAACGATCCCGTTTCTGTGTTCTGTATCTCCGTCTTGCTGTCAACGATTTTAAGAATCCTGCCGAGCTCTTCGTCTTGTTCTATCATTTGCTTCGCTGCTTTATATGCCAGGGCTGCCTGCGATTTTTCAGCCGCGCAACAATAGATTTGTCCGCCTGGGCCGTCGCAAACAAGATGATAGATAGCCAAAGCCGCCGTGGTTTCCGTTTTCCCGTTCTTCTTGGGGATTTCCAGGTAAGCATACTGATATTGGCGCAGGCCGTTTTCTTTGACCGTGCCGTATACGGCGCCGATCACCTCGCGCTGCCATTTTTGCAGAATAAAAGGCTGGCCGTAGAAATCGCCGGTAAGGTGCAGATATTGGACAAATTCAATGGGCTCCAGGGCTCTTTCCTTGTTGATGGGCATTTTAATCAGCTCGCTTCGCCCTGAACGCCGCTATTCCGGACGCTTCCGATTTCTTTTCCGGCGTTTTCGGGATCGCTTTTATCCTTGACGCGGGGTTTAATAACAGCCGATCTTCGAGCTTGATGAGCATTTCAGCGCTCTTCCGGATATCTGATATGACCCCGGCGATGGATTTATAGAGCTGGACAAGCTCGCCGGCGTCGAGATCCTCACAATCATCAAGCTTGCTCTCCATTTTTTCAGATAAGCCAGTGAGCCTGATCTGATTTGACACTTCGATGCAGTATCGATTTACAGATTGGTGGTCCAGCGCATCGACATATGGGATCTTGTCATACAGCCGTTTCAGCCTGAGATATTCCTTATGGGCGATCGCGTTCTTTTTGACCTGTTCGGACTCGTGAAATTTCTCTCCGGTGTATAATGCCTGTTCGGCTTCTTTGCGGATCCGCTTCTCTGCTTTCGTTCTGTGTCCGGCCGTCATATCGACTAATTTCGGTCTGCCGTCAGGCATTTTTATTCACCTCCATGCTTAAAATCGATTCAGCTGGGAGAAAATCCTGTGTGAGACTAGCAGCCCGGTCTGCGGCGCTAGGTTTGCAGGGATTATCATCCCCCTCCCCGTCTGTTGCCGAACCCGCCGTCTTCCTTCGCCGTCTTTATGTCGTGGTGCTCTTTACATAACGGCTGCCAGTTCGTCTTGTCCCAGAATAGCTTCTTATCTCCCCGATGCGGTGTAATATGGTCAACCACCGTCGCCGGTGTCAGCTTGCCTTCCTTCTCACACTCTACACATAGCGGATGATGCAACAGATACGCCCGCCTTGCCTTGCGCCATCGTGAATCGTATCCACGCTCCTGCGCCGTGCCTCTGCCTTTGTCATATCGCTGGCGCCTTGTCTGTTCGTCCGCTTCCGCCTTGGCCTGATGCTCTACGCAGTATTGCCCGCTGACCAGTTCGCCACATCCGGGATATCTGCAGAAATGCAGTGGTTTGTCCGGCATGTCTTTCTCCTGTCTGAAATAGATAAGGCCGCAGGAAAGGAGGGCAACCTGCGGCCCCGGCCTATCGCCGTGTATCAATAGTCGTGTTCAATCGTTTTATAGCACGGGATGAATTCGCCCTTGCATCGCGTGACTGTACCTTCCTCGTCCACATGCGCCTCAATGATCCAGCCGCCCACATGTGCGCCGATACGCTTCCCCCTCATCCAGGGCGTCTGCGCCTGTATGGTCCCGCACTCGAACGCGTGTATGTTTCTGTACCATAAGTACATCGCCTTATGATGATGGCCGTTCAGCAATATGTTTGGCTTCTCGCCGCCCGTCATCGAATCGATGTATTTCTGCAGGCTATATGACAGCGCATACGCAGCGCCGTCCAGCGGATGGTTCAGCTCCAATATGCAATTCGGCGTCAGCAGGATCCTGGCATTGTTCTGCCCCAGATACTTCATGTCAGGCCGCTTGGCTGCGATCTGTGCGCCGATGTCGATGCCGCCGTTCTTGATATGGCTTGTGTCATGATTGCCTATGATAAACTCTGTTGCAATGCCCGACCTTTGCGGATACACATCAACGACGTATTGGCTCTGCTCGTCCGCGCCATGTTTGAATATCTCATGCTCATGCCCCGGCCGCATCTTGAAACCTTCAGTAATGTCGCCCGGATGATAAACCTTGTCCAGACCCTCGGCGGCGAATAGGTCGTATAGATGATTCAGGAATGTCAGCTGCTGCCATTTGCTGCAGAGGTGCGTGTCGCTCACCACGCCGAAGCGCAGGATCCGCTCGCCTGTCCATTGTTCAGCATATTCGTTCTCCTGCGGAATGATGTCCCGGCACAGCGCAATGGCTGTGTCCGTCTCTTGTATCTGGTATCCAGCGTCCCGCCAGTCTGCAATGTGCGCCTGCAGGATCCTCGGCGTGATATTGTGGCGTTTGCAAATGTCTGCCTTCGCCGTCTCCTTGGCGATCTCGCTGATTGATAGCGCCGTCTGCTCCGGTTGCCCCTTGCTCTTATATTCAGGCTTCGTTCTAAGCGCTCGCCGGACTTTCTCCCAGGTTTGCTGCTCGCTCAGCTCCGGAAAGTGATGGCGCATTGCTTTGGCCACTTCTGTCCAGCTTTTCCCTTGTTTGAATTTAAGGTCCGCGGCTTCCTCTTTCCAGTCCAAACGCTCACCCCTTCATTCCTCGTTGCATAATGTTATTCACAATGGCACAATGCGGTTTAATTACCGCGGCCGCCCACCACCCGGCCTTTTTTGCGGTATATTGCCCATGCAAAAGGGCAGCCTTTTGGCCGCCCTCGCATACTTCCTATGGTACCAATATATCACGGATACATACCCAAAAAGTCCGGATTTCGTCCAGGGCTTATATAGATATCAACCCAAGTTCCATCGCAACCATTGTCACGATGTCTTTCCGGAGGTCGAAGTATGCCGTCCGACTGGTTGGCATCT